CAAAAGAGTTTGCAGACTCTAGTGATCATATTGTAGACAATGCATCTAATTATGGGCCAGTTGGTACAACTATGGCATTGTTAGAACAATCATCTAAGATGTTTAGCGCTGTGCACAAACGTTTGCATTCAGCCCAATCTAAAGACTTACGTATTTTAGCAAGATTAGATCATGAGTATCTACCTGATATGTATCCATACGAAGTTGCAGGGGGTGCACAGCAAGTTTTCAAACAAGACTTTAATTTAAAATCAATTGATGTAGTTCCAGTAACTGATCCTAATATGCCTAGTGAGTCACATAGGATTGCAAAAATAAATGCAATTATGTCCATAGCTCAACAACAACCTGCATCATATAACATGGAACAAATTGGAATGGAATTATTTCAAGCAATGGGAATTGATGAACCTCAAAGATATTTAAAGAAAAAGCAACAACCTATTAGTGCTGATCCTATAACAGAGAATATGGCAGTAATGAAAGGGGCACCTTTACAAGCTAAACCTGAACAAAATCATGATGCGCATTTAGTAACTCATGCTTTAATTTTACAAAATAAAACGTATCAAGGTAATCAGCAAATGATGCAATTATTAACATCACACATACAAGATCACATGGCATTAAAATACAGACAAGAAATGATGCAGATGATTCAAAATCCACAGATGCAACAAGCACTTATGTCAGGACAGCCACTACCTCCTGAAATGGAAAATCAAGTAGCATTAATGGCAGCTAACGCGGCAGATCAAGTTAATCAATTAGATATAGAAAAAGAAAAAATCTTATCTGGTGAGAAAGACAAAGAAGATCCTGTAAGCAAACAAATAGAATTACAACAAATGGAACTAGATCTTAAACGTCAAGTTCACATGGATAAGATTGCATTAGAAGAATCTAAAATGATTATTGATGATGAAAATAAAGATGAAGATCGTATGCTCAAAGCAGAACAAATGAATATGAAGTTTGCTGGAGATGTAGCAAGAGATGCTAAGAAAACAGTAAGCATAGCAATGAAAGGTATAAATAAAAATGTCTAAAGATTGTGGATGTGAACAAGGTAATAGAAACGGTAAGAGGCCATAATGGCAAAAAAGGGATTATACGCTAACATACATGCTAAGAGAAAGCGTGGAGGTAAAATGAAAAAGAAAGGTGCAAAAGGAGCACCTACTGCTGCTAATTTTAAAAGAGCAAAACAAACTGCAAAGAAAAAATATGGCAAAAAAGAAAAAAAGTAAATCTACAGTTAATAAAGCAGGTAATTACACAAAACCTGGATTGCGTAAAAGAATTTTTAATCGTATCAAAGCACAAGCTTCACACGGAACTGCGGCAGGTAAGTGGTCAGCTAGAAAAGCACAAGCTATGGCTAAAGCTTATAAAAAAGCAGGTGGTGGATATAAATCATAATGGGTTTAGCTAAATCACAAAAGAGTTTAAAAGATTGGGGAAAACAAAAATGGCGAACTAAATCTGGTAAAAAATCTAGTAAAACTGGAGAACGTTATTTACCTGAGAAAGCTATTAAAGCCCTAACTTCTAAAGAATATGCGGCTACTACTAGAGCAAAAAGAAAAGCTAAGAAAAAAGGAAAGCAGCATAGTAAACAACCTAAGAAGATAGCAAATAAAACTAGAAAATATAGAACATAGAAAGGACTACATTATGCCACAAGGAAAAGGAACATACGGAAGTAAAAAAGGAAGACCACCTAAAAAGAAAAAAGGTAAAAAAGTAAAAGGTAAACTAAACAAATTAGACATGAATAAAGATGGTAAAATTACTAAAGAAGATTTTGCTATGTTAAGAGGTAAAAAGAAAAAGAAAAAATAATGGCAAAGAAAAAGACTGCAGCATGGCAACGTAAAGAAGGTAAAGATCCTAAAGGCGGATTAAACGCTAAAGGTGTTCGTTCTTATCGTAAAGCCAATCCAGGTTCTAAACTTAAAACTGCAGTCACAACTAAACCATCTAAATTAAAGAAAGGTTCTAAAGCTGCCAAAAGACGTAAGTCATTTTGTGCTAGAATGGAAGGTATGAAGAAAAGACGTACTTCAGCTAAAACAGCAAGAGATCCTAATTCTAGAATAAATAAGTCCTTGCGTAAATGGAACTGTTAGGTTATAATGTCAAAGCAGAAAAGAAATTACAGAAAAGAATACGATAACTACCATTCTACTGATAAGCAAAAGAAAAGACGGGCTAGTCGTAATAAAGCTAATAAGTTAAAAGGTAGGAAAGGTATGGATGTTGATCATAAGGATGGTAATCCTTTAAACAATAAATCTAGTAATCTAGTTGTAAAATCTAAAAAAGCAAACAGATCATTTAAACGTAACAAAAAGGCACAGAAAGCATGAAGAAATTATTAGTATTATTAATGTTGGTAACTTTAGCATCACCAGTTTTAGCAGATTCCACAAATGATAACAACGCACAAACAAACACTTCTGGAAGTAATACTCAGATAACAGGTGGATATACAGCCACTACTACAAATAATAATGATGGACAAACTAATACAACAACAACTACAAATACTACTAGTAATTCAACAACAGGTTCTGATATACCTGTAGGTTCCGCAAATGCCCCCTCTTACTCAGCAATGAGTCAAGATGTATGTTCAATGGGTGTTAGTGGCTCTATATCTACATTAGGTGTAGGTATCTCGGGGGGCAAACATGTTAGGGATTTAAACTGTGAACGTATTAAGCTTAGTAAGGTACTTTTTGATTATGGCATGAAAGTGGCAGCTGTGTCAATTTTGTGTCAAGATGAGCGAGTTTTTTCAGCAATGGCTCATGCAGGTACTCCTTGTCCATTTGAAGGAAAAATAGGAAAAGAAGCTTTAGAACAATGGAATAAGTATGATATTGAAAGACCAGACTATGATTCTTATGTAGCAAAATTAGATAGTCGTTCTAAGATTGATGAAGAACTAGAAGAAATAGCAAGGCAAGAAGAAGCTGAAAGACTTAGAAAAGAACAAGAAGCTTTAGCTAAAAAAATAGCAGAAGAGAAAGCAAAACTTGCAACTTTAAAAGAACAGGAAGAAGTAGATAATATGGTTATTGAAACAGAAGAACAACAAATAATTAACGTACACGGCGAATGATAAAAACTGTAGTTATAGCCTTTGTAGTGACATTATGTTTTTGTTGGTTTTTAAATTCTCAATTAACAAAATCAATGGAAGGTTTATATAATGTTCCGTCTAATAACATTATTATTCCTGATTAGTAGTTCCGTTTATGGAACAGAAGTTACTACAGGAAATCTATTAAATAACTCTACTTTTGGAACAGGCGATACTACAACTACAACTGGTTGGTCAACAAGTGGTGACGATGGTATTCATACTCACGGTGCTTGGAATGGATTTCCATATCAAACAGGTATGGATGATACTGGTGGTGTATTAGCATTTGAAGGACATGAGGAAGATAATGTATACCAAGATGTAGATTTAGTAGGTGATGGTCATTTAACACAACCAGAAATGAACCAAGGCTTTACCTCAACCATGGGAGCAGACGTATGGTTTTGGAACAATATAGAAAACACACTTACTCTTAAACAAACTGTTACAGGATCTGATGGTTCAGTATCTACACAAGTTAGAGAAATAACTGGCACCAGCACTACAGATGGTAATACGTTTAAAAATTATACAAATGTATACATTCAAGGTTCAAATACACAAACAGATATTACAATTAGAGCAGAGTTATTTAATGAAACTGCAGGCACAGCTTATGATAATTCTCATCGTGGGCCAGATGTGGATAACGTTACATTAGATGTAACGTATAATGAGATACCCCCTATTAATGAAGATGCACAAGACGTTATAGATAACATAGAAAATAATATACCTGACATACCAGAAGATTGGTATGATGATTCTTATGAATATATGCCCGAAGATGACTGGTCTTGGGGAGATGATTATGTTATAATAGAAGATGACTACATAGATGATTTCGAAGACTTTGAAGAGTTCGAGGAATATGATATGGAAGTAGAGTTTGAAGACTTTGATACAGTAGTTATTGAGGACTTTGAAGAGTT